CCAATGACTTGGGTGCTGTACCACAGCGTCAGAGTTTGAGTCAAGCTCTCAAGCCCAAAGCAGACAACGGTGATCAAGGCGGCTTCTTGCCACCCAACCCACCGCCACCTTTTTCAAGATAAACATGCAACAATTTTTCTACCATTTGTTATAAATAGATGTATGAACATCTATAAAATTACCAACACTTTGAATAACAAAATTTATATAGGCCAGACTGTGCAAAAAAATGCTAAGATGAGATGGTATCAACACTGCGCCGATGCAAACAAAGGCAAGGACAGCCACCTATGTAACAGCATGAGATTATATGGTATTGAAAACTTTGTTTGGGAAGTAATTGACAGTGCAACCACCATTGATGAACTGAATGTTAAAGAAGAACAATGGTTAAAACACTATCAACAAACAGTTGAATGCTACAATATTAGAAATGCAGGCGGAAATAAATTTCATGCCAAAGAAAGCATTGAAAAAATGAAACAGTCACAGCTCCAAGCCCATGCTCGTCGCAGAGCTCAAGGCAATGACGGCGGCTGGACACGCAAAGATGGAGGTCCCATGTTAGGCAAATCACACCCTAAAAAAGGTAAACCTAGCAAGAAATGGACTGCTGAGGCTAAAGCCAAACTATCTTTGATTGCCAAAGAACGCGAAGCAAGAAAAAAACTTGCCGCCAAGGAGAATTAAAATTCAAAGTTTTTTTTATGACGCACAAATACGCAGATTCCTACTGCAATTTACTAGAATCTTTTCAGGATTCCAAGTTGAATATGGCAACGAAACCGACGGTGTAAACAAGGCCACCTTGTTGCGTGTGCCTGTGCGCTATGGTGATGCCAGTCGCAATGCACAGACCATCATTCAAGAAAACTCTGCCAGTTCACTGCCATCAACTCCCTTGATGACTTTCTACATCAACAATCTTGAATATGATCGTCCAAGAATACAAGACCCTACCTTTGTGGACCGCTTCAGTGTACGACAACGCACTTATGATTCGGCTACAGAATCATACGACACCACACAAGGCAATGCGTTTACCATCGAAAGACTGATGCCTGTGCCCTACAAGTTGAGTGTTACACTAGACATTTGGACGTCAAACACCAATCAGAAACTGCAAATACTTGAACAAATTCTAACACTATTCAATCCTTCATTAGAACTACAAAGCACCGACAACTACATTGACTGGTCAAGTTTGAGTGTGATGTATTTGGATCAGTTGAGTTGGAGTTCAAGAACCATTCCATTGGGCACAGAAAATCCCATTGACATTGCCAGCATCAAATTCTCCATGCCCATATGGATTTCATCTCCGGCCAAGATCAAGAAGCTGGGTGTGGTGGAACGTATCATTACCGGCATCTTTGACGCACAAGGCGATGCAGCCGATGCCATTACCAATAACGACCTGTTGCTGGGAACTCGACCCATGTTCACACCATGGGGCTACAAATTGGTTGTGATCAACAATCAAATTCAAGTGTTGCCTGCTCGTACCATAGTGCCTAATGGTGCCTATGCTGATCTAGATCCCACTGCTATTGTGGCTGATTCACCACTGTTGTGGCCTGCTGTTATTTCCGCTTACGGCGTATTGCGACCAGGTATCAGTCAAATCAGACTGAATCGTCCTGTTGATACCCCGCCAGACAGTAACAGCCCGCCCATAATTGGAACCATTGTGATCAACCCCGATGATGATAGACTGGTTATCTTCACTCCCGATGCAGACACAGCACCACAAAATACCTTGAACCCAATTGACGCTATCATTGATCCGCTGATCAGTGGACCCGGAGACGGCTTGCCCTCACCTGTGACAGGTGTGCGTTACTTGTTGACCGAAAGCACTGGTACCTATGACAACATAGCCAATCCCACAGCATGGGCAGGCACAGCCGGTCAGCCGTTGGTGGCCCAGGCCAACGACATCATTGAATGGGACGGCGCACGGTGGCGTGTGGTATTTGTGAGCGAAGGAGAAACTGCGGTACAGTATGTGACCAACATAACTACTGGTACACAATATGAATGGACTGGAGCAGAATGGATCAAAAGTTATCAGGGCGAGTACCCAGCAGGCACATGGAGCCTGGTACTGTAAAAGCAGTGGGCGTTTGGTTCCTGGCCCGTGATACTGGCCGCTATCTGTATCTCTTGAGAAACGACGTCAAACACCCCGGAGCATGGGGCTTGCCTGGTGGCAAAGTTGAAGCAGGCGAAACATTATTAGGCGGTATGGAACGTGAGTGTCAGGAAGAATTGGGCAGTTTTCCCGACTACAAAAGACTCATGCCACTAGAAAAATTCACATCGGCAGATGGCGTATTTGAATATCACACTTGGGTTTGTGTGCTGGATCAAGAATTCCAACCTGTGCTAAATGACGAGCACATTGGCTATGCCTGGATTGCAGTAGGCACATGGCCCCGGCCCATGCATCCTGGATTGTGGAGCACACTAAACATTGATAGTGTTCAACAAAAACTAGCTGCTGTGGAACACAGTGTTTGCATGTCGCAATAATTATTGACCTATAAACGCTGCTGTGGGTGGTGTAAAGTTTGCAGTATAACGTGCAAATTTGGTTATACGTAAATCATCTAAGTAGCCGTTCATACTAGAGTTACCATCTGTTCTGCCACCTATAAACAAAGTTTGTGCGGGGATGCTAGCCAAAGATGCTGAAGATGTAAATGTAAATGCATCATTAATTACCCCGTTGACAAATGCTCGGAACGTTGTTCCGGATCTAGTGACTGCAATGTGTGTCCATGTGCCAGCCGTCATTGTGCCTATTACTTTTTCATTAGCAATGTCCCATGAGCCACCGTTAGAACTTGCTAGAAATCTTAAAGAAGCACCGCTGTTCATATAAATCAAATAACTAGCATATGCGCTACTAGACTGCCAACCCTTATTGATAGTAACCATCTCTGCGTTTACCACATTAAAGTAAGACCAATATTCTATAGTAAAGTCACCTGAACCTAAATTAATGTTTGGATTATCAAGTATTTTCAGACTATCACCTGTTCCGTCAAAATACATACTAGCACTTCCAAACTTCTTAACTGCTGTGCTCAATTGGGCGTTGGCCACTGTCTCTGACACATTGGTAGAATGTTGGTCAATGATGCCAGCGTTTGTGTAGTTCAACAATAAACTTGTGTTTGCTACTGCGGTCACCGGCGCTGTGGGTGGGGCGAAGTTTGTGGTGTAGATTGCTGTGCCATTGACTATGCGAAGGTTGGATATGTATCCAGGCCACAAATATGATGTGCTATAATATCCACCTACAACTAGGTTAGTATATGTGTAGTTTGTAGTATCACTGGCAGCAACAGTGAATGCAACACCGTTGACATATAACTTTAATGCCCCGGATAGTCTTACTAACGCAA